TGATAGGCACAAGTGCTTCAAACAAATTAGCAAAACACATCTCACATTTACATGAGATAACCCCAGAGATATGTAACGAAGCAGGTCTGGGTCAGAAAGCGGCGTCGAATCTTGTAGACTGGTTGGTGAACTCATTTCATGCCAACAGATATTACGACTTACCCTTCTCTTTTTCTTGTAAAAAGCAAATACAGGTCAGTCAAACTGACACTAAGGGAACAGTTTGTATTTCAGGAAAGCTAAAAAGCTATCCTACAAAAGCAGCCGCACAACAAGTATTAGAGAAATACGGCTTTGTTGTAAAGGATAATTTAACAAAAGATGTCACAATTTTAATAAATGAGAGTGGCATTGAGAGTTCAAAAACTAAGAAAGCAACAGAAATGGGAATAACAATATATAATAACATAAAAAATTTAATTAAGGAAATTTAAAAATGGCATTACCAAAATGGACAGACGAAAGAACTCAACAATTAGTTGATTTCGTAGGCAGCGAGAGCCCAATCTCACAAGCCACAGTTGCTAGCGCAGCTGAAGAGTTAGAAACATCAACAAGATCAGTTTCTAGCAAATTAAGAAAAATGGGTTTTGACGTTGAATTAGCTTCAGCATCAGCATCTAAATCATTCTCAGAAGAACAAGAAGCAACTCTTGCATCTTTCGTGACTGATAACAGTGGTTCTTACACTTATGCAGAAATCGCTCAGCATTTCGCAGGTGGAGAATTTTCAGCTAAATCAATTCAAGGTAAAATCCTTTCTATGGAACTTACAGAGCATGTTAAACCAGCTCCTAAAGTAGAAACAGTTAGAACTTACACTCCTGAAGAAGAATCAACTTTTGTTGACATGGTTAACAATGGTTCTTTTGTAGAAGAAATTGCTGACGCTCTTGGCAAATCAGTAAATTCAATCAGAGGAAAAGCTCTTTCATTACTTAGAAGTGGTGAAATCAACTCTATCCCAAAACAAAAAGAAACCAAAGGTTCAAGCAAAGCAGACGTACTTGCTGGCTTAGATATCACTGGAATGACTGTTGATCAAATTGCTGACGAAATCGGCAAAACAGTTAGAGGTGTAAAAACTATGCTAACAAGAAGAGGTCTACAATGTGCAGACTACAACGGCGCAGCTAAAAAAGAAATCGGTTAATTATTAATTAATTTCATGTGGGGGATTCGTTCCCCCACTTTTTTGCTTATAAAACTTATGGGAGAGTTCATTGAATATTGCGTCTGCGCTACTAAAACAAATTATTGTTCAGAAAGATTTAGATACATGGTCTAAGTTAAAAGAACATTACCTACCTGGCGAGTACCAGCCGATATTTCGTATCTTAGATAAACATATAGATAGTTATCAGGATCTCCCCAAATTCGAAGATCTCCGTTATGAAGTGCGAGATCGAACCCTTCAAGAAAAAATATTTGCAATCGAATCAGTTGAAGTCGAGGTTGACGCTTGGCTTTTGCTTGACTATTTAAAGAATGAATATGCACAAGTAGAAATACTAGATGAACTTGATAAATATATTGATAACACAGTCGCAATGGCTAGTGCAGAAGAAAACATAGAACAACTACAAGAAATAGTGTTAAGGGTAAGTGACAAGGTAGATGTCAAACCACCAGAAGAAAGTATGCAGAGCATATCTCTTTTTGAGGATGACAAAGAACTATCGAGGTATTTACCCTTAGGACTCAATAGTGAATATGATTCACAAATTCAGTTCTCTCCCAAAGACTTGGTGCTTGTGGGAGGTAGACGTGGTGCTGGTAAATCTCTTACTTGTTGTAATCTTGCAGCAAATGTATATGCATCAGGACGTAGTGCCTTATACTTTACAATAGAGATGGACAGCAGACAAATTCTACAAAGAATATGTTCGATAGCTACTCGAATCCCACTTAAACGACTACGAAGTAAAACTCTTTCCGCAGAAGAGTGGAACTTAGTTGGTGGTTGGTGGGCAGGTCGTTTCGATGGTGGACATGAATTATTACCAGAGTTTGAGAAATCTCATGACTTTGATACATTTCATAAAAAACTTACGAAACTTCCTCTACACAAAGAAAGACAACTGGATGTAATTTATGATCCAGCTCTTACACTTTCTAAGATTCAATCAGAATTAGATAAGAAAGTTAATCAACTTGATGTAGGTGTAGTAATAGTAGACTATCTAAACCAAGTTCGCCGCCACAATGCACCCAGTCGTTCAGGACAGTATGACTGGACAGAACAGATCGAAGTAAGTAAGAAAATGAAACTATATGCTCAAGAATATGAAACTCTTTTCTTTGCACCTTATCAAACAGATGCAAGTGGAGAAGCTAGATTTGCAAAAGGTATTCTTGATGCAGCAGATGCAGCTTACGCATTAGAAACATGGGAACAACAAGACGAGTGTATGACATTTAATTGTGTCAAAATGAGAAGTAATAGAATGGAAAGTTTTACCAGTGTGGTTGACTGGGAAACTCTAAAGATTGGACCTCAAACAGCATTGAATCCTAAAGAACGAGAAGTTATAGAAAATAGTATGAAAACTGGAGAAAACGTAGATGATTTATAATAAAGTAAAGTCCGCAGCTTTTGGAGAGGGCGGCAAATGGTGGAAACTATACAGGAATAATAGATGATATTATATACAGAAGCACAACTTTTAACAGCTTACACTAGATTTATAAAAGAATTAAAATCAAGTAGTGTAAGAGTAAAACAACCAACAATAGAAGAGTTTCGATTAATATACGAAACTGAAATGGAAGAACAATATTTTGACGATATGGAGACAGATTATGACCAAAACTGAAGCAGCAGCATTAAAAGAATCAGTAATACAAGTGGCAGCTGCGCTAGTAATTAATTTTCCATTGCAAACACTTATGTTATGGCTATTAGTAGAAAAATGGAATTGGACTAGTGCCTTTCTTATTTCCGTAACAACTACAGCAGTGTTTACAATAGTAGCATTAATTAGAACATATATGATACGAATGGAAATTGAAAAAAGACGCAGACGTGGCATATGGAGAAAACAGCGTGGCAGCAGATAGAATTAGTAAAGAACTGGCAGAGAATACACCTCTGCCACCTTTCACGATTGAATATCAGAAGGTAAAATTTTTATTAAATCAACCAGCAATAGTAAAAAACATAACTAAAGTTCCTTTAAATTATGAACTTATGGAAAGTGTAGAAGAATTTGGGATTATGTCACCAATTTTAACTATGCCTAGTTATTATCCGATTGCGGGCTCTCAAAGAATAAGAGCTTTATGGGAATTAGTAAGAACTCACCCTGAAGGATATACATTTAAAGACATAAAAATAGAAGTACATAAATTCGATAAAGATTGGTGGAACTTGATGTTTTTATGGAGTGATAGAAAAGAATCAGAAAGAATGGTAGCGATATGGTTTCAAATGGCAGAGTTAGTATGGAAAAGTAGATACTATGAACATACTAAAGATCCTAAAGGAACAGATATGACACATTTTGAAAAAATCGGAGATATGTTGAAATGGCAACATAAGTCTCCACAAAGAGAAAAATTAGTAGATAAGTGACAGTAGAAGAATTATTACAGGAAAGAAAGATACAGTATAAATTGTCTCCAGCAGACTGCATTGTGTCATGTCTTAATCCTGAGCATGATGATAGTAATCCTAGTATGAGGATTGATAGAGTTACTGGAGTTTTCAACTGTTTTTCTTGTGGCTTTCGGGGCAATATATTTAATCATTATAATGCACCTTCGAATCCTTTAGATATTCGTAGAGAGAAAGTTAGAAGAAAGATCGAAGAAAAAAGAGCATCTTCTGTTGGATTGAAGATGCCAAAGAACTTTATGCCGTATGTAGGCAACTGGAGAGATATAAAACCAGAGACTTATAAAAAGTTTAGTGCGTTTTTACATCCAGACAAACCATTTACAAATAGAATTAGTTTTCCAATCAAGGACTTGACAGGAAGAATAGTAGCATTTAACTGCAGAACTCAGTCCCCCACTGAAGTTCCAAAGTATTTAATCCATCCCCCTAAAGCAGTGCTACCTCTATTCCCTGCTCAAGTCCGCCCCGTCAAAGGGAGAGTTATACTTGTAGAAGGTATATTTGATGTATTAAATCTACATGATAAAGGATTGGAAAATAGTATATGTTGTTTCGGTACACGTAATATAGATGTAGAGAAACTAAAATTATTAAAAATGCAGGGGATATCTGGTATAGACTTGCTTTTTGATCCAGATCAAGCTGGACAAGAAGCGGCAGTTAAAGTACAAGAAATGTGTGATATTGCAGAGATACTACACAAAAACATAAAAATACCAATAGCATTAGGGGATGCAGGATCATTAACAAAAGAAAAAGTAAAAGATTTAAAGGAGAATTTATATGGCTAAAGTAGCCTTAATTGAGAGTAAACCTAGTAGACAGGATTATGTAAAGTTATTTAACAATGAGTTTAATTTTGATAGATTTGCACTTTGCTCAGACCCAACAATAAAAAAAGTATTAAAACGAGATTGTGATATAAATATAAATATAGATAATTACGACTGGATTATACTTGTAGGATCTGAAGCATTGAAGTTCTATACAAAACAAAACTCAGTTACCGAATATAGCGGAAGAATAGTAGACGACAAATTTCTACCAGTAATTAATCCCGCTATGTTAGCTTTTAAACCAGAAGCCAAAAAAACTTGGGAAGAATCAGCAACAAATATTACAAAGTATATAAAAGGTGAATTAAAACAGGAAAAACTAGACGACAATCAATGCTACGGTATTGTAGATACAAAAGCTGCTCTTAAGTTTGTTCAAGATGCGATTGATGCACCAAGAGATTATATAGCTCTTGACTCAGAAACAACAGGATTATATCCTAGAGATGGCTATATGTTAGGTATTAGTATTTCTTACGAGCCTGAGCATGGTGTTTATATAAGTACAGATTGTATTGATGAGCAAGTAGAAAATAAATTACAAGAATTATTTGATAAAAAGAGAGTAGTATTTCATAATGCTAAATTTGATATAGCGTTCTTTGAATATCACTTTGGATTTAAGTTTCCAAGATTTGAAGATACTATGCTTATGCATTATATGTTTGATGAAAATCCTGGTACACACGGGTTAAAACAATTATCTCTTAAATATACTCCATATGGCGACTATGAAAAACCTATGTATGAGTGGATAGATGAGTATTGCCGTAGAAATGGAATACTTAAAGGAAGTTTTACTTGGGATATGATCCCCTTTGATATAATGAAAGGATATGCTGCTATGGATGCTGTATGTACCTTTCTTTTATTTGAGAAATTTGAAAATGCAATCGTAAAGAACGATAGATTATATGGAGTATATAAAGATATTCTTATAGCAGGAACAAGATTTTTAATAGATATTCAAGATAATGGAGTGCCTTTCGATAAAGAAAGATTACAAAAATCATCAGTGCTTATGCAAAAAGAAATCGATGAAGCAGTAGAAAAGTTATATGAATATCCTGCAGTAAAAGAATTTGAACATTCACAAGGAAAAGATTTTAATCCAAACAGTACAATGCAACTTCGTGCCTTACTGTTTGATTTTCTAGGACTCAAACCTACAGGAAAGAAAACAGGAACAGGAGCAGAAAGTACAGACGCTGAAGTTCTCAAAGAATTAGCAGAAGAACATGAAGTACCACAGCTTGTTCTTGATATAAGACAAAAAGTAAAAATTAAAACTACATATCTTGATAAGATCTATCCACAGTTAGATAAAGATAGTAGACTAAGAACAGGATTTAACTTACACGGTACAACCTCAGGAAGATTATCTTCTAGTGGTAAAATGAATATGCAACAGATACCACGAGATAATCCAATAGTAAAAGGATGTATTCGTGCCGCAGAAGGCAAAAAGATAGTAGCAATGGACTTAACAACAGCAGAGGTTTATTGTGCGGCTGTACTTGCCAATGATAAGGCACTTATGGAAGTATTTAAAAGCGGAGGAAACTTTCACAGTAATATTGCGAAGTTAGTTTTC